AATTCTCTTAGAGAAGAGTTCGTAGAATGTGATTTGAAAAAAAAAGAATTGGCTCAGTAAAAGAGAGCTTTGACGGAAACTATAAGAATACCCGCTCCTATAAAATAGGTCAGCGGGTTTCTATTAAGGGTAAAGTTGGAACTATAGTAGGAATCAACACTGCTCTTAACGAATATCAGGTGATGATTAATGGAGTTTCAGGTTCCTATAAATCCAAAGAAATCTCTAAGTTATCTAAATCAAAAGGTAAGAAAGCTAACTTGAAATTAAAGAAGGCTATAAAAGAGAAATCTATTATCAGTAAAAAGTAAAACCTTTAGTTCATATTTAGTATAGTATATATGTAAATACTTTACTATGAATAAATTCGTTAAGTGGTTTAATTTAAAATTAGGTTGGATTTTCGTTAATGGTAGAAAAATAGATCATTGGGAAAATCAATTACGCGAGGACTACCCTGAAAACTTTTGTGAAACTTATAAATCTATGAATAAAAAGAAAAGCAAGAAGGATAAAAATCCTTCGTTATGTCAACAGGCTCATAAAATTGTAAATGAAAGAGACGAAGAAAAAGACAGAATGTATGGTCCTTTTTCAGAGGGAATGGAAAGAGCAGCCGCTATATTTACCGCTTCAACTGGTATAGAAATAGAAGGCCGCCATATGTATTTAGCTATGGTAGCCCTCAAGCTTTCTAGAGAAAGTTATAATCATAAAACAGATAACCTATTAGATGCAATAGCGTATCTACAAGGGTTGGAAAATTACGAAAATCAAAAATCAAAATAATATGAAAATTGCTGTTATATTAGGTAGAGGAGTCGAAGGATGTGGCGTTACTCGATGTGCCATTGAATTTGAAAAAGCAACACCTAGCACAAAGATCTTTGCTACAATTGACAAGAAATGGGCTCGTAGAGACACAATGAACTTCGATAAAGATGAGTTTAAATGTGGAGACATGGAGGAAACTCAACGAATTATAGATGAAATAAATCGTGATTTCGAAATGTGTCTGATATATTCAGTACCATCTAAAACTCATCCAGAAGATTGTCAGGACAATTTCGTGAAACTTGTTAAAGGTATTGATATTCCCAAAGGAATCGTACAATTGGATCACAAGATGCAATCCTTAAGCAGAAACGCTAAATTTGATGAGATTTGTAGTTCCGTAGATGTATTGATGACCCACTCTTTGACATCCGATTTTACAAGATGGGCAGTAAGGGAGAATGTCAAAACTCCATTTAGAAAAATGGCCCTTGGATTTGATTATGATGGACATAGATCAACTTATTGGAAACCTATCAACGAACAAGATTCAAAGTCAGTTAGATGGATTGGTAGACTATCGGGTTGGAAAGGACCTAATTTAATGATGGACTTTCACGCTGCCGAACTAATGCAAAGAGGATACATTAACGTATTAGAAGGACTTGAAGCATCTATTGGTTGGAAAGGTATTCTATATGATAAAGAAGACAATCCTTTATATAGAGATCATGAAATAAACAATTTCTTTAGACCTCGCAAAGAACTAAATGAAGTTAAGTTCACAGAAGACCTGCATGGCAAAGAGGTTCATGGATCCGGTGCATATCTATATCCACCATATAATAACGTAGAAGCAATGCAAAGAATGAGCTTAAGCGCTTATGGATCAGATTTGTATCATTTAAAACCTGAGATGTACGGTAACAATATTGAAAATTGCCACGCAGAATGTATCGCATCAGGAACAATACCAATTTTTCATAAGCATTTCTGTGATAACGTTGTACATAGAAAAACCGGAAATACTGTTTCTGCAGACGGTTTCTTGAAAACAGGAACCATAGGATTAGATAATTCAAACTTTAACCTAGTTGGTAAAGCAATGGAAAAGTTATCAAATGACCCAGTTTTCAGAGATGAAATGAGAGAAGTTTCATTTGAATACTGGAAGGATCATTCAGATTCAGTTATAACAGTAGAAGAGATTATCGAAAATCTAAAAGATATAGTTAATCAAAACGGAAAAGTTGGTGCAATAGTTGACACCGAAACGGTTGAATCCGATAATCAATATAAATTATTTTAAGAGTATGGGAAGTATAAAAGGAATAATACATCTAATAAACGAAGAAAAACAGGTAACTGAAAAATTCAAAAAAAGAGAATTTGTGGTTTATATACCTGGAAATGACTACCGAGATAAATACGTTAAGTTTTCACTAATCCAGAAAGATTGTGATATGATTGACAATTTCGAAGAAGGAGACACTGTTGAAGTATCATATTCTTTTGAAGGTAGACAATGGAAAAATCCAAAAACTGAAGAGCTGGAATACTTCAATGATGTAAGAGCAAATAGAATTACACCACAGCAAGAAGAAGAAATACAAGTCAGCGATGTATCAGGAGACGGAGACGATCTGCCTTTCTAAATATCTAATTTAGTAATATTGATTAGGAGACAGTTAAAATTGTCTCCTTTTTTCATATATATAATATAAATAAAGAATCACTCTAAATGGATTTAATTGCACAATATACTAAAGATTTACAAAGTCCCGAAGGACAGGATTTACTAAACAAATTAAGCGGATTTGCAGATAAGATAGAGGAAGCCTTGGACTTTGATATTTTTATAGGTAATGTACAATCTTTATCAGAAGCAGATTTTTATACAAGTTCGATTCTAAGAAGAGAAGCTAAAATCCTAAACGAACAAGATGCCGCAGCGATTGCTGCTCAAGGAATGGAAGGAGAGATAGAATCTGTTGTGAATAACGCAGGTGTTTTACCCAAAGGTGACAGTGGAGGTATATTGGGAATGCTAAAAAGCCTTTGGAACACTCTAACTGAAGGCGGATCTCCAATAGGAATACTTCAACTTGTTCTAGATTTTGTTGGACTCGTAGGCGATGCATTTACATTCATAGGCTTACCAATAGGTATGATTGCCGATTTCATAAATGCAATGATTTATTTCTATAGAGGAAAGAATATTCTAGGTGTTATATCTTTAATCGCAATGATTCCATTTGGTGGAGATGTCGCAAAAGGATTCAAAGGAGTTGCTGGAGCATTTTCAAAGCCGTTCAGTAAAATAACCACTAAAGGAGCTGGTGAAACGATAGCTAAAGAGTCAGCGGAAGTCTTAATTAAGCAAGAAGGAAAGACTTTCTCTAAATCAAAAAGATTCTTGGAATATATTAAGAAATCAGCAGCTAAAATAGCAGCTAATATTTCAAGTGCCATTTCATTTTTACTTGAAAAAGTTGTAGCTAAAGCGGTTGGTTGGGTTCCATTTATTGGAAAACCTTTAAAGAAATTCTTTACTAGAATAGCGGATTACGGTAAAATAGTAGCAGATAATTTAATGACTTTCGCTAAAACAGTAGATGGACCTATCTCTAAACAGGTTAGTAAAAAAGCAGCTGCTAATTTTGCTAAAATGGAAAAAGCTTTAGCATCAGGAGGAAAAGTAGTAAAAGAAGGTGGAGAGCTAGTAATCACGTCTGGAAAAAATATAAGCAGAGTACCCATAGATGACTTAGCTAAATTTTCAAATATATCTAAGAAATTTCCAGATGGACCTATGAAATCTATACTTAGATCATCTGATGACGTTGCTGATTTTTACGTATTTATATCAAAAACGGGAGGTAAGACTGGTAAATTCTTAGCTAAAAATGCAGATGTTATTCTATACAAAGGATTAAAGTTACGAGGACTTAAGTCATTTATCGCTAAACAAATTGTAAAACTATTAGGAGACTCCGGAAAAGCTCTTTCAGATTATGAATTAGAAGGAATGACAAATGTTGTAACCACTAAAGAGTTGAATGATAGAATGAGGGAGCATGTTGCAAATGAAGAAAAGAGAAAAGGATCTGTTATAGACGTTCCTTATATAGATCAACAATTAGAGGATAATCCTGATACTGAGCTTAGAGAAGACGAGTTAGTATATGACATGCAGAAACATTTAAATTATAATGCCAAGAGAATGGGTCTTCCAGGTTTCCCTGAATATGTTTATGCAAGAGCCAAAGAGGAAAAAGAAAATGATCTTGCTGAATTCTATTCAACTCATCAGATATCAGATGAGAAATAC